GGCAGTTTCGATAACAATGAACCTACGCACACGTCACATAGTGAACGGTGGTAGTGGACAGGAAACAGTTCCTGTTCATTATTACCACGCGCTTCCGCAAGGAGGCACGTATTATACTATTCAGTACATCAACGTCGACGATGTAAAAACTCGCGACGAAGAAATGCAGGACTCACCAGTTTATCTGGGAAGTAACCCGTGTTTTCATAACAAGTTCGTGTATCGCGATGGAGGGCTAAACCCGACAACGCTGATACGGTCTTGGACTGGATCCACTGCCCCAGATGGGGGCGTGGAAGTAACGCTTCTTGCGTTACTTGACGCTGCGACGCCTTCGCTCAGAACGAGCGACGCGTACAAGCACATATACCAAATAGTTGGCATCTGTGCTCGTTTAGAGGAGGAAAAGCGCTGGAAGAAACTTCGGTTCGTATCAAACGACCCTGAGTTTAGTTTAGTGCAGTTCCTGGTTGAGCTGCGTGAGCTAAAACGTGCTATTCCTGGTTTCAGGAAGCATTTTAAGCTGTTTCGCAGGCTCTTTACCCAAGTAGGTAAAGCCAAATTAGTCGTAGTCGGGGATTTATTTTCCGGACTATGGTTAGATTGGTCTTATGGTACAGGGGCCTTTATCCGTGACTTAGTCAAAATCTGGCAAGTCGCATGTAATATGCGAACCAAGTATGCTAAGTTCATCGATGGTATGGGACGGTATACAACCGTTACTGACCTAGTACAGGTCGACGTACCATTGCCAGTGAGCTTCTCGTTTCAACGACAAGTAGCTGGTGTGACCGCGTCTTTTGTTGTGACGTGGTCCAGAGATCATAACTCTGCAGGCTTTAGCAATTATAGCACTTTGAGTTGTGCCTATAAATACTACAGCCAAGCTATGACCGGCCTTTCGGGCCGTCTCAAGTTTGTAGCCCAAAAGTTTGGGTTTCTGTGGGATCCTGAGATACCTTGGGATTTGATACCGTTTAGCTTTGTGGTTGATTGGTTAATACCAGTCGGCCATTGGCTCGGTAAGTTCAAGATTGACCTCTTTGATGTCAATGTTGTCGTGCAACTTGCCCATTGGGGCAGGCGTGCATCTGTAATGCGCACAGTCATGTGCACTTTTGGGGAGGGGCAGCCCTTTCTATTAGCTGAGCACGTGATCAAGCATTACTCACGGACTCCTATTCAACCGAATAGGGTTCCGGACTCCTTAACACTCGGAGACATTACCTTAAGAAAGGTAGTATCCGGAGCTTCATTGCTCTGGTCCGTAGTAATTCGGAGAAAACGCTCAAAGTGAGCTGGTAGCCTCCATTAGGCTTTGCAGTAAACAAACAGTTAAATAACATGCTTGATAATGCGTTAACGCTCGACGGTTATTCCGGGAGCCCAATTGTGTCAGTTACTGACACTGATAATGGTCGGTCAATTCGCTCAGTTAATCTGGGCGGAGGAAACCGTATCGATCTCACGATCGCACACAGCGAGAGTTCCGAAAACAAAGGGATTCTCTCTGACCGTTATCTCATGCGTATGGACAGGACTCTTGTCGAGTCCCAAACTCCGTACGCTGCTACGAAGGTGAGTGCATATCTTGTCGTCGTGGTTCCACGGCGTCCTGATATCACCCCAGTCCTCACTGGTCAGACGATTCTTTCGTTGCTCGCACTTCTGTGCGGCACGATGAATCCTGACTGGACTCCTGGAGAGGATTCTCTCTTGGATAGTCCTGGATTGTTCGGTCGGATTTTGTCCGGCGAACTGTAGTTATATCACTGCGATTAAGCTGTGATGTGGTAATACCACAAGCTCGAAAGAGCTGGAGCGTATCAAGCAGAATAGTAAATCAAGTATATATATACAATGAAAACTAACACGGTTAGTGTCGGTGAAGTCATCCTTATGGGTGATCTTCTTACAGCAACGCTGCTTGATATAGCAGTACGTTACAAATGGGCCACTTATAGTGGTCATATTGTTTACCCCGAACTCAGGGCGGATTTGGATTTAATCCAGGCCGCGGTTGACGGACGGGTAGTGAGCTTCTTCACGAAGATCTTGCCTGCATTCGGTAGAAATATCGATGCGGCTTTGATCGGTAGTGAGACAGATGATTTGGATGTACCTTTGCAGTTCTTAATTGAATTGCTATGTATATTTGAGTCGTCCGGAAGCCCGGATGTGCTGCGAGACATCAGGCAGCTTTCGTATTTGTTCTACAAATATGAAGCCCCATTCGACCCCGAAGCGGAGAAATCCGTCATCGAGTCGTTCGTCGCGGTGGAGCGTCAACTGGAAGAATTCCGTGTTGACAGTCGTGATCCGATTATTCGGAAAGCGAGGGCTCTTATTACTAGTGCCCTTGGCAGCTTGGATCTTCAGCATATTATGCCGAAGCATGGACCTGGAGCGGTTGCAACAGGTGAAACAGTGGTTGACAAGACTCATTTTAAACGAGTCTATAGACCCCTAGAGCGTGTATTTCCGTTTTCGGAATATATGTGCTATAGTTTGTCCCATGTGTGCGATTCATATCGCCGATTCAAATCTCTTGAATACCATAGGGTTGGCACGGCGAAAGTCGTGCTAGTTCCGAAGGATTCCAGAGGCCCGCGTCTCATATCATGCGAACCACTAGAATACCAGTGGATCCAACAGGGTATATCATCTATGATAGTATCCCGACTGGAGTCGCATGAGCTAACTAAAGGTCACGTGAACTTCACGGACCAGACGATTAATCGTCAATTAGCGCTCGAGGGAAGTATCTCACACAAGTGGGATACACTCGACATGAAGGACGCTTCTGACAGAGTCAGTTGCGCGCTTGTAGTTACCCTGTTTCAGGGTACTGCGATCCTTAAAGGATTGCGAGCAAGCCGCACAACTCAGACGAAGCTCCCAAACGGGGCGTTGGTGCAGTTGAGAAAATTCGCGCCCATGGGTTCAGCATTATGCTTTCCCGTGGAATCGTTAGTTTTCTTTGCATTAACGGTGTCAGCCCTACAATTACAGTGTGGTCTCAGCCGCAAGGCTGCGATTGATGCTGTGTATGTTTACGGTGACGACCTTATTATCGACTCGAGATACTCTCGAGTCGTGCTCGCGTTTCTACCAAAGTATGGACTTATGTTCAATACTAAGAAATGCGCTACTCAGCGAACTCACTTCCGTGAGTCTTGCGGTATGGATGCCTACAAAGGCGTCCAAGTCTCACCCTTGCGGGTGAAGAGGCGTTGGTCGTCAGAGATGAACCCGTCAGACCTGGCTTCATATGTAGCGTATTCAAACGCTTTGTATGAGGCCGGCTATCCTGGCGCCGCTGAAGTGTTGGAAGAACGCATACGGGAGCAATACCCTATGCTGCCATACAGTGAAACACTGCGTGGCTATGTCAGCTTCGTGCGGCCTTACGCGTCAGAG